GGGCGAGCCTGTCAGAATGCGTCTAAATTTTGACGCTTGGCCCACCTTGATCAAGTTCTTGGTCCGCTGGGCACCCTTGTTCTTGATGGTTGTCGATTCATCCAGAATGGTCAAACAGTTGGGGTTCAGTTTCACAAACCGCTCTGCCGCTGTCGCGCCTTTTGAGGTGCTAAACGCCTCTGTATTCATCACCAGTATGTGTAAAAACCCCGGCTGGCGCTGCTCTGGGTCAGCAATCGCTTGTATCGCCTCACGGAACTTCTTCGTAAAATTCGGTTGCCATTTGACCATCTTGGTCTGGATGCGCTCGGGCAGATGTGCCGGGATCTCTTTCTTTACCCAGTTGTCAAACACGCCCTTCGGTGCAATCACTAAAGCTGTGTTAATCTCACGCGCCTCGTACAGCGCCCCCATGGTGTCGATAGCAACCTTTGATTTGCCGGTGCCCATCTCCATAAACAGCCCAAAGTAAGGACGTTGCCATGACATGTCGAAAACTTGACGCTGATGCGCGTAGGGCTCTGTCGCAAAACTATACATGTGATCCCCTTCATGCTTGACCCCCATGATATGCGATGGTAGCCTGCTCGTCCAGCCCTCAAAAAAAGGGCCGAAACAAGGAGAGAAGATGGAAGATATATTTGCAGAAATGGAGGCAGACTCAGCCACAGCCTCCGGAGTTGAAAAACTTGGTGATGACAAGCTTAGTGCCGTCTCCCAACTAGCTGAAAAATTGCGACTTCAAGCAGAATCGGTGGAAGATATAGAACAGAGCTTGAAGGATGCAAAAAAAACCCTCTACAAACTTCGTGATGACACTTTACCCACCGCGTTGCAGGAGTTGGGCCTAACCGGGCTGACTTTAGAAGACGGGTCAAAGGTCACTCTCAGGCCCACCTATGGTGGCCACATCTCGGAAGACAACCGTGAAGAGGCTCATCGCTGGCTTAGAGATAATAACTACGATGACATCATAAAAAACACGGTGTCGTGTCAGTTTGGCCGGGGTGAAGATGAAGACGCTGCCAAGTTTTACGAGGAATTGACTCGGCAGGGCATGGTAGCCAGCCAAAAAACCCAAGTTCATGCACAAACGCTGAAGGCATGGGTAGGGGAGAGAGTAGAAGCTGGGGATAGTTTCCCCATGGAATTATTCGGCGCGTTCGTCGGCCAGCGGGCCGAGATCAAAAGGAGCAAGAAATGAGTGAAAAATCAGTCAAAAAGCAAAAAACCTCAGAAATCGTGGCGCTTGACGCCGACTTATTTGAGCAGGATGCGGGTCAAGGGCGGGCGCGAAACCCGGCGATATTTACAACAATGCGACGAATCAATTTTTTGATGGAGCAACAGGTATTCGTGTCATACCGGTTTCTTATCATAGGCGCTTTCTTGAGTGGAGCCCTCGGGATGATGATGCAAACTATCCTTTGAACATCTTTATGCCCACCGACAACCTTCCAGAAACACAGCGCAACGACGAAAACAAGGATATGATTGTTGGCAGCCCCAATTATCTGGAAGATACCCGAAACCATTACGTTTTGGTGGTTGATGAAGATGGCATGGCCCAGCCCGGTCTAATGTCGCTCACCTCCTCTCAATTGAAAAAAAGCAAAAAGTGGAACGCCATGATGTCCTCCCGATATATGACGGGAAAAAACGGCAAGTTCCTTGCTCCTTCTTATAGCCATATTTATCGCGCAAAAATCGTTGAAGAGGGTAACGCGAAAGGCGATTGGTATGGCTGGGAGTTCTCCGTAGAAAACGTGATTGAAGACGTTGGTCTTTATCAACAAGCCAAAGCCTTCGCTGAAGCGGTTGCCAGTGATGAAGTCACTGTAAAGCATAGCCGTGATGACGAGGGAACCGTGGACGGTGATGTTATGGGAGATGACGCACCGTTTTAAAGTAAACAGGGGCCGCAAGGCCCCTTTCTTTGGCGAATAAAAAATGTCTGATGCAAACCGTTTCTCGGCTATCTTTGATGGCCTCAAACAGGCTTATGGCACGTTTGAAATCGACAGAACAAGCTCCAACGGAAAATCACAAGGTAAAGCGCGAGTCATCCGCGAACCACGAACCACGGAACATTTCCAGCAACATCTGGCTGGAGAAGGGGCAGGGATCGGGATCATTCCGATTAATGAAGATGACAAGTGCATTTGGGGTTGCATAGACATCGATGAGTACCCACTGGACCATGCAAAGCTGGTTGAACGGATTCGTCACGCCAAACTACCTCTGGTAGTCTGTCGGTCCAAAAGCGGGGGCGCACACTGCTTTATCTTCTGCACAGATTGGGTGCCCGCCAAGACCATGCAGTCCACACTTCAGCATCTAGCTAGTGGGCTGGGCTATGGCGGTAGCGAGATATTTCCGAAGCAAATCAAACTTTTTCTAGACCGAGGCGATATCGGTAACTTCTTAAATATGCCGTATTTCAATGCGGAAGAGGGGTTGCGCTACGCTTTTAACGACGATGGGTCCGCCGCGACATTGCAGGAGTTCTTTGGCTTACATGCCGCGCACGTCCAGACCCCAGAGCAACTACAAGCACTCACGCAGGCCACCGTCGAAGGAACAGCGATTGTGGACGGCCCGCCCTGTCTACAAACCCTATGCTCCCAGAAAATCAGCGAAGGAGGCCGAAACAACGGACTCTTCAGCGTAGGCGTGTACCTGCGAAAGGCTCACCCCGATACGTGGCAGGACGAAATCCTGCACCACAACATGGCCTACATCGACCCTCCGTTGCCTCTGAATGAGGTCAATATCGTGGTCAAACAGCTAGAAAAGAAAGACTATGCCTACCGGTGCAGTGAGCCACCCATCCAGCCGTACTGCAACCGAGAGCTATGTCAGACGCGCAAATTTGGTGTTGGGGCGGCTGTTAGCGACATGGCCGTAGCGAACCTACGTAAATATAACTCCATCCCGCCCGTATGGTTCCTAGACGTGAACGGTGTACCGCTGGAATTGGACACTGACGCGCTCCAGAACCAGACCGTCTTTCAGAAAGCCTGTATCGAACAGCTTAACTTCATGCCTCAAACCATGCCCCGACGTGGCTGGGAGGGCCGTATCAATCAGCTTATGAAGGAAATGGCTGAGACAGACGGTGCCATCATGGAGGTCAGTGAGGACGCCAGCATCAACGGGCAGTTCTACGAGTATTTGGATGAGTTCTGCACGTCCACGCAAAAAGCGGAGGACAAAGAAGAAATCCTGCTCCGCCGCCCGTGGGTGGACGAAGACAACGAAGCCGTGCATTTCCGGCTCAAGGACTTTGAAGGCTTCCTGCGTAAAAACCGCTTCAGTGAATTTAAAACCCACAAAGTGGCCCAGCGTCTACGGGACATCAACGGCGAGGCTGTTGTTTTAAAAATAAAAGGAAAAGCCACCAGAGTATGGCGCGTACCGTTGCCAGAGGCTCCTACTGGAGGACCAGAGTCCAAAAGCTTTGAACCACGGACCCCGGACCCGTTCTGATGTTCAGGATATTCGGCCCTCCCGGCACCGGGAAAACTACTACGTTGTTGAACATGGTGGAACAAACCCTCGACAAAGGCATCCCGCCCTCACAGGTGGGCTTCTTTGCGTTTACCCGTAAGGCGGCTACAGAGGCCAAAGAACGTGCCGCCATGCGGTTTGACTTAGACCCTGACAAGGATTTGCCGTACTTCCGCACCATCCACTCTCTCGCATACCGGCTGATGAGCGTGAAAGACACGGAGTTGATGGGTTCGCAGAACTACAAAGAGTTATCGCAGGCCATAGGTTTTGCTCTTAATAGTTCGGCCAGTGAGAATGAGGATGTGTCGTTTAAGGCTACAGATCACCCGATCTTGCAACTAATTAATCTGTCGAAGACCAAGAAAACCACGCTGGAGCATGAGTACAACCACTCTAACGTCAACTTTACATGGACAGAAGTGAAGTACGTGGCGGACTCCTACGCCAATTACAAAAGCACTTTTGGCCTGATGGACTTCACAGACCTGATCATCCGGTTTGCCAATGAAGCAGACCACCTGATGCCGCCGCTGAAGATATGCTTTCTGGATGAAGCACAGGACCTGTCGCCCCTACAGTGGGACATAGCCCATAAGCTGGATGAAAAATCCGAGCGGATGTACGTGGCGGGCGATGACGATCAGGCTATCTACCGTTGGGCCGGTGCGGACGTTGATCACTTCATTAATCTGCCCGGTGGTGCAGAAGTTTTAGAACAAAGCTACCGCGTCCCTGCGGCTATCCACGCTTTGGCAGAGAAGATTGCCTCTCGCATACAGAACCGGTTTCCAAAGGTCTACCGACCTCGGCAGGAACAGGGGCAGATACTGCGTGTGCCGGACATCCGCACAATAGACATGTCAGAAGGTAGCTGGCTGATTATGGCTCAAGCCCGTTACATGTTGCGGGACGTTGAAGTAGAGCTAAAAAACGGCGGCTACCTGTATGAACGACAGGATTCATCACGCTCTATCCCCGAAAAGATGTCGCTGGCCATCAATGGCTGGGAAACCATGCGTAAAGGCCGGGCGATCCCTTTTGGTGCGGTGCAGGCTATTTACGGATACATGACCGGAAACGGTGCACGAATAAAACGTGGGCACAAAAACATAGTTGCAGACGATGAGGACATGTTCGACCTCAAGCAACTGCAAGAGTATTACGGCCTGCTGGCCACTGACGAAATGATCTGGCATGAGGCCATGGACCGCATCCCAGACGCCGACAGAGCCTATGTAACGGCTCTCCTGCGACGTGGCGAGAAGTTTAATGCCAAGCCCCGCATCCGACTGTCCACGATCCACGGGACAAAAGGGGGCGAAGCAGAGAACGTCGTCATCATGCCTGACCTCACTGCCGCCGCTATGGAAGAAGGCGGCGATGACCTACACCGTGTTTTTTATGTGGGGGTCACCCGCACATTGAAAAACCTCTACATCCTTGAACCGGACGACTATCTAAGGGCCTATGCGTTATGAAAGAGGAAACCGAAATGAGTCACATCCCGTGTCCCAAGTGCAAAAACAAAGCCGAGGAAATCATTCTTGCTTCAGAAAACAAGCGTGTGGGGTGGTGGTGCAGAGCCTGCGGCCACTTCCAGAAAGCTATCCTGCGAGAGAGGAAAGTCGCATGACGAAGTTACAGATGGCTATGTTCCCGCCCAAATCCGATTGGGTGCCCCCGGTAGAGCTACCGGATATCTTTGACGCCGACGAAATAGCCATAGATGTTGAAACACGCGACCCTAACCTGAAGCAGAAAGGACCGGGCTGGCCAACGAAGGACGGCGAGGTGGTGGGCTATGCAATAGCCGTGGGCGGCTGGAAGTGCTACATCCCCGTGGGCCATGCAGGCGGCGGCAACCTAGACAAGCGCATCGTCAGCAAATGGCTCAAGAAGGTTTTTGAGTGCCCCGCCGACAAGATCATGCACAACGCTCAGTACGACCTCGGCTGGCTACGTGCGGAAGGCTTTGAAGTTAAAGGCCGCGTGATAGACACCATGATCACGGCCAGCCTGATCGACGAAAACCGCTTCAGCTATAGCCTGAACGCCCTGTGCTACGACTACCTCGGCAAGACCAAGTCCGAAAAGACGTTGGTAGAAGCCGCCAAAGAGTTCGGCGTAGACCCCAAAGGCGAGATGTGGAAGCTCCCCGCCATGTACGTCGGCCCCTACGCGGAGACAGACGCTAAGATCACGCTGGAGCTATGGAATCATTTCAAGACCTTGCTCAACCGCGAAGACCTGTGGGACGTGTGGAACCTAGAGATTAGCCTGCTCCCGCACCTCGTAGAGATGACCATGCGCGGCATCCGGGTGGACTTGGACCGCGCTGAACGGACCAAGCAAGTTTTGATCAAGCAGGAAAAAGAAGCCATCAAGCAGATCAAGTCACTGGCAGGCATGGACGTAGAGATCTGGGCCGCGCAATCTATCTCCAAGGCTTTCGACAAACTGAGCATTCCCTACCCCAGCACAGAGAAAGGGGCACCCAGCTTTACCAAATCGTTCCTGTCAGAACATAACCACGACCTCGCCAAGTGGATCGTTAAAGCCCGCAACCTCAACAAAACCAGCGGCTCCTTTATCGATGGCATCCTGAAGTACGTGCATGACGGCAGAATCCACAGCCACATCAACCAGCTACGGTCTGACGACGGGGGCACCGTCTCAGGCCGCATCTCCATGAACTCACCCAACCTGCAACAGATCCCGGCCCGCGATCCAGAGCTAGGTCCCATGATTCGCTCGCTATTCCTACCGGAAGAGGGCCAGCAATGGGCGGCTGTAGACTTCTCGCAACAAGAACCACGGATCTTGGTCCACTTCGCCAAAAACTACGGCGACTACAAAGGTATGCCGTTGGAGGGCGTCGAGGCTTTCGTGGAGGCGTATCGCACAGACCGCAACATGGACTTTCATACCATGGTCAGCGAGATGGCCCGCATTCCCAGAAAACAAGCAAAAGTCATCAATCTTGGTATGATGTATGGGATGGGTGTCAATAAATTGTCAGATCAACTGGATGTCAGCGTGGACGAGGCAAAAGCTCTGACACAGCAATACCACAAGCGCGTACCGTTTGTGAAAGGACTCATGAAAGGCGTACAAAAAAAACTGGAGGACCCCCGGTCATCCGGCAGTGTGCGCTCCCTGCGCGGTAGGAAATGCCGCTTTGACCTCTGGGAACCCGACGCGTTTGAAATGCATAAAGCCCTGCCCCGCGACGAAGCAATCGCGGCCCACGGGCCAACGACCAGACTACGACGGGCCTACACCTACAAAGCCCTGAACCGTCTGATCCAAGCATCCGCCGCAGACATGACCAAGCAGGCTATGGTTAATGTGTGTGAAGCAGGTCACGTGCCCATGCTACAGGTGCACGATGAGTTGGCGTTCTCTGTTGAGAGCAAAGAGCAAGCCCGCGAATTAGCGGATATCATGGAACAAGCAGTACCTTTGCAAGTTCCCAACAAGTGCGACATGGACTACGGTCCAAGCTGGGGTGAGGGTGAGGAGGTTGACTAATCTCATATCCTACCTTATATTATCCGATACGGAGGATTACTTTATGAAATCTTTAGTTTTTATTGTTACCTTGCTGGCTTCTTTTGGAATATCGGCCCAGACCGTCATCTACTACGAAGATGGCTCTGTTTACACTGTCCAGCCGAATGAAAAAGTTTTTGTTGAAACAACCAGTGAGTTGTACACGAAAAAAGATTATTACAACGGTGACGTTTATTTTGAACAAGCGGCTCCCAGCGATAAAGTTGACTACGAGGAGCAACCCTATGATGGGATGGAAAAAGGTTCAGAAGAGTGGTGTGAAGAGTACGCGCCATTTTTGTTCGCAAACGGTTACACGTTTGATGATCAGATTTACGTTCGATATTGCGGGGACTGATGAAGCCTGACTTCCGGTATGCGGCGTCCGTAGTGCGGTGCGTGGACGGCGATACAGTGACTCTGGACGTTGATTGTGGATTTTCTATCTTCACGCGCCAAACTACGCGGTTGATGGGGTTGGACACAGCGGAGACAAGAATGGTCCGGGGCGGATCTCAAGATCTCAAAAGCCTTGGAAAACTGGCCAAACAGTTTGTTCAAGATGCATTGCCCGTGGGTAAGGAAGTCACGATCAAGACTCACAAGGAAGGTAAGTTCGGGCGTATCTTGGCCGAAATCTACATCAACGGTGGGGAAGACAGCCTCAACGAACTGCTTTTAAAAAAGCAGTTAGCGGTAAAATATTACGGTCAATCTAAAAGTCTGATTTTAAAGCAACACAAAGTCTGTATTGCCCACCATAAAAAAATGGGAAATATCTAGGAGAATCAAATGGATACGACGAAATGGAAATCCACTTTGTTACCTCGGGAAGTGTACGAGGAACTGGTGGTCATTGCCCGTGTCGAAGGCCGCACGATCAGCGGACAACTGCGCTACATCCACGAACAGTGGAAGATGCAGAACCTATCCAATCGTGATCAGGAATACATCTCTGAACAAGTGGACACGTTCAAGAAAGAGAACGATACCCCATTGAGTTCCAAGAGCTTTAGCATATGACCATCCAGCAAGAGTTTGATAAAGCCTTGAAAAAGTTTGAGCGAGACTTTGAAAAAGGTGCAGTGTCTAAGGATCAATTTGATAAGCTGGAGGTCTGGCAACAATTGTTAGATGCCAAAGGCGAGGCACAGCGGGAGCAAGATGCAAAAGATGTTACGCGACATGGTTAGAAACGCTACGCACCATTTGGACGACGTACTGATCTCCCTACAAGCCGGGCAACAGACCGCCAACCGACTAAAAAAGCCTGTGGCAATTCAAAAAGATTTGTCCGTTGTGGTATTAGAAAACGCAACGATGGAAGTTCTTGAAATTATCCGACCCGAGTGATATTTTAAAGATGGCTCCTAAAAGCCTGCTAAACGTTGTAGGGATCTCTTAGTTTTCTCCCAAAGTGAACGATGGCCCTGATCCCGACCCGGCCCCCTAGAGCCGGGTTTTTTTTGCCTTCAACTTCTGTGTATGCTAACTTATGAGGCTCATCGTACAACGCCACAGGAGAACTCTCATCCGGTATAACCGTTTTTATTACAAGCCTTTACCCGATTACTTGACCGTGGCCGAGAGTGATGTAGAGGGTTTGGGTATTTTTGCTTTGGAAGACATTGAAGCAGACATTGATCTTGGCGAAACCCATATCAAAGTCCCCATGATCCAAGGCTACATACGAACCCCGTTAGGCGGATTTGTTAATCATTCTGAAGAACCAAATTGTGTCTTGATGCTGACTCAAGATTGGGACGATTATCGCGTCTATAATCTTGTGACTACACAAGACATCCAATCCGGTGAAGAACTTACGTTGAATTATGACAATTAGGAGAGCGTGATGGCTAAACAAAAAAGAGCACGAACTAAAAGCGGACAATTCATAGCCGATAACCCCGACACCCCGGAGAACGAAGCTTGGGTAACAGTGGGCGGCGTCGGAGCGTCAGGGACCACGGACCCCGAGCCAAAAAAGTTTAAGCCCATGGGCTGGAAGGAATATGCCATTTTAGGCGGCATCCTTTTAATCATGAGCTTAGTAGGAATTGTGGGGTGAGTGAATCAAAAATTGTCGTGGACATTTCTGGGTTAGATATAAACCACTACCCCCGAGCCAAAAAAGCTTTAAAACAAGCCGGTTTTTATGTCATCGATTTGATTGATGGCGTGTCCATGGCAATCAACGCTCTGATCGGCGGTAACCCCGCCGAAACCCTATCCAGCCGCGCCTTCAGAACCGACACGCGCATCTGGAACGTTTTTGGTAAAACCCTTGACTTAGTGCTGACGCCACGGGCAGACAACTACTGCTGTAAGTCATACAATCGTTGCCTTGAAAGGTCCAAAGCCTTACTTGGCAACAGGTTTAGATGAGAGATTTGAGCGAGAAAGAACGTCGAGATATCGCCAAGCTTCTAGAAGAGGATGAAGCGTTTCTCGACTTTGTCCTCAACTCCACCACCAACGGTATGTGGGTTGGCGACGTTAACAGCAAAAATTTCATGACAACTCTGTTGGCGGAAGATGAGCAAGAGTTCTTCGCCAGCCTGTGCCACATAGGCTTTGTCGTTTATACCGACTACCTTATGGCCGAAAGAGAACATTATCTTGCCGAAACAAAGGCGCTCCACTAGAGCTTTAACGCGTGGCGATTGGATAACGCTGTCCTTGTTTATATTGGCGTTATTACTGAACGTGGCGTTAATGAATGACACCGCCCAGCGTAGCCTTGGGCTATGCGGCGACGGCTTTGCCAAAAAACCTTGCGAAGAAAACGTTGCGGAGGAAGTAAATGAGTGACCGAATAGGACAACTGTTTGTTAGTGCCGCCGTAGTGGTGGCTGGAATACTTCTCGCTATCTGCGTGGGAGTGTTACTGATTCTCTGACCACGGGCCTTTACCCATGCATTTTGATGACATCCCTGAACACCTGTTTGCCCTCGGCATCGTCGCCGTCCTAGCCCTTTACTACGGTTTTTTTGTCCCTTGACGTATGGGAGTAAAACGCGGTAACCTCCTTTTGTTCTACGTGGAACCAAGGGAGAAAACCGTGCAACGTCCAGACAAAGACATTATCCGCCGCGTTTTAACTCAAGCTAAAAAATTTAGCCGCCCGGAAGTTTTCAAAAACATTAAAGAAAGTGTAGAGCTAGCCCTAACTCTGCCTTTAGTTTCTTTAGGCGATCATTGTTTCGACTCAAGTTCTATGTTCAATTGGTATCATGGCGATTTTTTAACGCAAGGTGGACGTGAACACGAAGTAGCAGAACCTGTTTTTGACGAATTCGTGTTTCATTTCAAAGATAACATTGCGTTTAGTCCGGAAGTTGGAGAAAACTTTCGTCATCACGAAGCCATTATTTGGGCGGTTTTTACTAACATTGATCAAAGTGAAAAACACCCTCGGAACCACTTGGATTATGAGGTTGGAAAATGGAAAGACGAACTTTTTGAAAACTGTCGGATAAAGTTTTTAGATTTATGCTTTTACGTTCCAACCGAGCCATCATTAAATATGTGCACGTGGCGAGGTTTTGTGGGCTTTAAAGTAGATAAACTCGGGCAACTCAGCCTAACAAACCCCCAAATAATTCACAGTCAGCCTACCGATGAGACTCAAGAATATTGGGGAGATATTGTATCTGGTATTAACGAACTCGCCTCCGGTGTTTTTGAAAAAGCGCAGATACTTTGGCTGTATGCAAAGTACGGCGATAAGCACATCGTCGAAGTAGCCCCTACCAACAACAAGGCCAAAGCCCCGAAGAAAAGCTCCCTGTACAAAAACCGACCATGGCTCACGGCCAGCGGGCCACATATCCTGTTCCTCGACCGAATGCCCACCACGCAGAAAGCAGGGACCGGGACTCACGCTTCACCTAAACCACACCGCCGCAGAGGCCACTGGAAGACGCTTAACCACCCACGGTTCAGGCACCACCCCCAGTATCAACAAAAGATTTACGTCAAACCCAGCTTTGTAGGACCTCGGCAAACGACCTATGAAGGTAATATCTACCGGCTCGTACAGCCACTAGAAGAGAGACTATCGTGATGGAAGCTACCGTACTGCTTAAAGTCCTTGAAGAAACCGACAAGTGCACCCTGTCATTCGACATGGACGACTTCAATTTTTTGGTGCATACCAGCACCACCGCTTTTTTCTGGGAGAAACCGCTTCGTTTTGAGGTCTTGCGGTCCTCCGAAGGTTTGAAGGAATATGACGAACACCTACACCTCAGAGTACCCCAAGAGGATAAAGAAGGCTGGCACATGTATTGGGTAGGTAATGGCAATGGAGGAAGCGACACAGATGCTTTGCTCGCTTGGAAAATCTTACTCAGCCAAGGATATGAAGGTCATCTCCTTTGGGATTGTGCCGCAGACGAATTGCGTGACGGCTGTCATGTGATTCTCACGGACTACGTTGCATGGCAAAAATGAAACGGCACGGACTAGATGGCCGCTGGATTGGGGATAAATATCTCAGCCCTCCAGTAAAAGAAAGGCGTAAATTTTATAAGGCCCGCATAACTGAGAGTGAAATAAAATATGTGGTGTGGCTCAACAATCATTGCACTTATGACATTGAGCTTATAGACACGTTAGACCCAAACACTCTCTGCAACGATATGGTTCACAGCTACGGTGAACTGGTGGACTACGAGGGCCAGACTTGCGTGGACCGCTATAAGAGAAGGAAAAAACGCGACGATGTCAAAGACATTGATATTCGACCTCCTTTACCAAAACAAAAATTTAAAAAGGGGATTGAAGACGGAATCATCCAAGCTACGAAGGACAAAAGCTTGGCTGAAGTGCGTGAAGAACGGTTACGGATGCATGAAGCAGCGTCCGCTACACAAAAACGCTGGAAGACACAGAGACTCGCTAAACGACTGCTGGTCAGAAAAATTAAGCAGTTGGTGGAAGAGAATAAGATTGAAGAAGCACGGGCGGCTTACGACTCGTTAAAACGCCTTTCTATATAGTGTTTTCCCAGAGAAATAAAAAAATAAAAAATAAAATTGAAAAATGGCGTAACCGGCGTAACCGGCGTAACTCGGGCCTGAAGGCCGCATAAATACTGGGTTTTTGTGGTTACGCCAAGGTTACGCCGTTACATTTATGCTTGTTCAGAGAGCTTAATCAAGCTATCCACATAAGGGCTTCTGAGTTTTGAAAAAAATATTTTTGTTTTTCTGTAGAAATACTATATAGATCGGGCTTTTTAAGTTAAGTTATCGCAACTTACTCGGATACGGAGGCCTTGTGGCTAAGAACAGATACGCCAATGTTTTGGACACCAAAGCGGCGGCATTGCCGGAAGCGAAGCGTCAGCAAACGAACCGACCCCCGCTAGCAGAAAAGCGCCTGAATCGTAGGCAGGAACTGTTTGTACGAGAGCTTGTAGCAAAAGACGGGCAGATCACCATGCGAGAGGCGGCGATCAATGCGGGCTATCCCGAGAAGTCTGCCCATGTCCGAGCCTCTGAATTAACTAACCCCCGTATTTCTCCTCATGTGTGTAGAGCCATCCGAGAGTATCGGCAGGAGCTTGACCAGAAATACGGCGTGGAATACCAGCGGCACCTCCGTGATCTACAAGTCATTCGGGATGCGGCTTTGGAGAGCGGAGCGTTTAGTGCGGCAGTGCAGGCTGAATACCGCAGGGGTCAGGCGCAGGGTGACATCTACGTCAACAAGACGGAGATTCGGCATGGCACGATTGACCAGATGAGCAAGGAAGAGGTCATGAAAGCTTTGAACGAACTGAAGCAGACCTACGCTCCCTTGACACACGACGCTGGAGCAGAGGAAGCTGGAAACAGGAAGCGGGCGCGTGAACGTCTCGCAGAAGAGGTACAAGATGTTCCTGATTGATTTACCGGCAAAGCTTTGGTACGGGAAGGAGAAGTGGGAACGGATGCAAAAAGGCCCCGCGCCATCTCCGCCTGTGGAAGCCCCCAAGACACCAATCGATTGGATGGATTACCAAACCCGAGTAATGAAATTACATGAAGAACGACATCCTGCTCCCTACTGTAAAAAATAAGAAACAACGTGAAGCCAGCTTTTGGCAGGCCCTAAAGAAAGCCATGAGGGACAACTTCCCTGATTGGTCAGCCACCCGTTTAGAATCCAGAGCCACGTTGGGTGTGCCGGACGTTTTGATTATGGACAGTCAGGGCAACTGGCACATGGTTGAACTAAAAACCACATCCAACATGAGCGTCAATATGTCTCCTCACCAAGTCGCTTTCCTGACTAAACACGCGAGGGGCAGTGTCTGGATAGCCGTGAAGCTTACCAGTGACACCGGCTCGGAGGTCTTTCTTTATCGTGGTGAGCGGGCCGTGGACGTAAAGCTAGATGGGCTGCGAGCCAAGCCAGACAAACACTTTAGCTATCCCGTTTCTTACCGAGAGGTCTTGACCACTATTGCATCTATGCGCTGACCCGCATATAGTGTCGGTGGGCAATGTTGCCCGATGTTGGGAGAAAACTATGAACGCAGAATTGCTGACAAAAACGAACGAAGAATTGCTGACAAAAATGTTTCGGTGTCTGCTGAAGAACATAAAAAATCTGACGGGCAATGAAAATGCTTACGATGATGAAGTGGGCGACAGCGTATCTTTGGAAGACTGTGAAGCCATGCTTTTACGTTTGGAGGATAAGTCATGAGCTTGATTACATTACAAGGTTGTCAATGGATTATGAAAACCGTTAATCAGGCGCTACCGGCAAACCGTGAGCGTATTGATTTGAAACAGGCCACGGCATACGCGGAAGACGCGGAGTATCAAATGTCGCTGGGGAATCCCCCTTGCTTCGAAATGAAGTCTTGGGACACCGCCTCTAGACATACTCAGGAGTTTGAGGTTCCACAGCGATATGTTGATTGGGAGAAAACTATGAGCAACGTAACAGACGAGGTTTTTGAAAAACTTTTATATGTGGAGCGCGGTATTCGCACTCGGATAAACGACGAGTATCGCGAGCTACAGAAGAGGGCCGACGCTCTTCTCGCCAGCCAAGACGATTTGCAGAGCGAGATGAGGGCCATTCATTGGAGACATCAAGAGGGACTGGTAGAAGGTTTGGAGTTAGCACTGTCAATCATGAAGGAGCGAGCATGAGCCTTATCACATTGTGGACCGTGGAGTCTGGAGAAAAGTGCCGTTGGTTCGTGGCGGAAGACGAAGCCAGACGGTTTGCCCGAGACACGTGGTTTAAGGAAGATGATGGTGTGCCTTTCGTCAGCCACAAGGTCATTTGGGACTCGGAGGAATTGTGCGAGATTCTGAACCACATCGAAGGCTTCACCGAGGGCCGTGAGCCGCAGGTGGGAGCTTTCCCATCGATTGATTTTAAGCGGTTGATCTGAATTGTTTTCTTTCCTTGATCCGTAGGGCGCGGTATGCGATAGTCCGTCTGCGGCAATCCTGCCGCGAGCTTTGGGAGAAAAATTATGAGTGTTTATCAAAATCTAATGGGACAAATCGAAGATGCGGGTTTGTTGTTTAACGTCACAAGCCACTCTATGTTGGCCCGTTTAGAAAAAAACGAAGCCACCGGCACGTTTTCCACTTGTCCGATCCCAAATAAGCGCGCGCTGATTAATGCTAAAAGCGGCGAAGTTATTAGCGTCGTTTCTGACCGGTACAAAGTAGTCACTAACGAGCAAATTTTTAGCAGTTTTTGCAAGTCCATAGAAAACAGTGGCGTGGACGCCGAGGGTGCGCGAGTTAACGTTTTGCAAACTGAAACCGGAGGTCGCGCCATGGTGGACTTTGTTTTTCCTGCTCACCAGTTGCAGGTTGCTGGGGATGACAGTAGCACTGCACTGCAAATGTGCGCGCTAAACTCTTTTGATGGCAGTCACCGCTACACGGTAAAGGCGGGCGGCTTGCGGATGAAATGTTTAAACGGGCAAATTCTGGGGGACGTTGTAGGAAGCTATTCCTCCACACATACCGCCAGCTTAGATGTTCAGGCGAGTGCTGATTACATCGTTCAGATGATCACTGATTTCAATAAGGCGGGGGATTACTGGTCCCGTATGATGCAAACCCCAGTAACGTGGGAAGTAGCGGATGACGTCATCAAAATCTTTTTAGATTTACCCGAAGATTTTCACACCGGTGAAAAATTTAATGCGCGTTATGAGCACTGTGAGACGTTAGTCGGGCGCTACTTTAAGGAAATGGGGCCGAATCTTTATGCGCTATATAATGCGCTTACTGATTATGTCAGCCATCCCACTAGGCAATCGCAGAACCGTACCGTTAAAACCAATCGCGAGCGTTCTAAGGTTCAGTCTATTTTGAACAAATGCGAGGCGTATATCGGCGTTTAAATCTACACTGCCCAAAGTGTGCCCCGCCATGGCGGGGTTTTTTTTTGGCCGCGTATGCGATACCCTGGGCGGGCCGCGATTGGCGGCGACACTTTGGGAATTTAAAAATGCAATTACTTGATACGCGGGGCGCGAACCCCAAACTGAAAAAAACGGGCAAGGCGGCCCCGTTCCGCTATGCGGGGCTATCGCTTTATCCGGACGCGAAATTGTGCCCCGGATCGAAGGCGGCGGGATGCATGGCGGAGTGCCTTTCTGAGCAAGGCCGCGGGCGGTTCGATAACGTGCGAGAGGCGCGCCAGCGTAAGGCGGCATACTTGCATAATGATCGGGCGGGGTTTCTCGAGCAATTGCACCGAGAGCTAACAAACTTCACAAAGCTTTGTCAGCGCACCGGCGAGCGTGGCGCGGTCCGGCTTAATGTTCTTTCTGACGTTAAATGGGAGCGGTACGGTATACCGCAAGCGCATCCGGAGCTTTTGTTTGTCGACTATTCAAAGGTTGCGGCGAGACTTGGAAAAACCCCCGAGAACTACAAGCTAATTTTCAGCTATAGCGGGCGGCCCCAGTACCGCAACCAAAACCGGCGGGCATTCCAAACCGACGCCCCCGTGGCGGTAGTGTTCCGCGGCGGGTTTCCGCGGATGTTTCGCGGGCGGCCCGTTATCGATGGGGATCGGGACGATATCGCGAACGCATTCGCAAATGGGCAAATCGTCGGTCTGACTCCGAAAGGATCAGCGCGGCGGGATCGCACCGGTTTTGTAGTGGATAACCCCGATTTGATAGGGACCGACTGAAACCAGACCCCGCCACGGCGGGGTTTTTTTTTGGCCGCGTATGCGATACCCTGCCGGTGCGGTAATGATGCCGCGACACTTTGGGAATTATCTTATGTACAACAAATTCGAAAATGAACTGCAAACCGTGGGCGTAGCGCAGACTCGTTGTTACGAGCTAACCCGTGCCGCCGATCGTATCCACACGGCTGTTTGCGCGCTAGATATTGAGAACCGCAAAACGCTTGCAAAGCATTATCCCGCATTCCTTCAATTGGCCGAGGAATTCGCAAGCTTTGACGAGACTTTGCAGTCTGACATGGGCGTGGCGTTTTCTCGCGCGTTTGACCTAAACTCATGAGCGGCACCCAGTTGGAGCGGTTGCAGTTCCACCTGCAATTTATGGGCGTGATGGCCACGGCGGGCCGCGCAAAGGAGGCTGACCAGCAATACCGCGAGGCCCAGCGCCTACTGGCGGAGATGATCGAAGCCGAGCGCGCCGCCACGGACCAGTAGTGCCCGCTGCCGAACTGAACCCCGCCCCGTGCGGGGTTTTTTGTGCCCGTAACAACTGGCGCGGGGTCCGCGCCCCGTGAGCCGCCCGAAACGTACCGAGGGCCGCGCCCCGTGGGCGGTGGGCCGCGTATCCGGTTTCCTGCCCTGCCGCGTATCCGGTCTAGGCTTCTAACTTCCTTAAATTCCTATTTAAGTCAGTTAAAGCGTGGGACCCAGTCCGCGATTGCGTCAAACGGTTAGTGAGTACTTACTTCGGATTGCGCCGCGCGCGCCGCCGCCGTGGCCCGGCAAGCGGCATCAAGGTGCAGGTTTTTCACGAACAATACTGTGAGAAAACCATATGAATTTTTTAGAAAAAAACCGTAAGCCCCGGACCGTGGTCCCTGAAACGTGTTACGGTTCAAAAAAAACGCGTATAGGAGTCCCAGAGCCTCAAAAATTTTGCAAAAAATTGAGAGCTACCGGATCGCATATATGTTTATAATTAAAGTGAGTACTTACTAACCCCGAGAGCTAGTGTTTATGCGGAATGATGGTTCTAGTTTTGAGTCCATAGAGGAAGCTGAAGAGAAGATCCTGAAGCTTGAGTATCGTTTGGCGCAGATTGAGCAGGTTGAGTCGTGTCAGGAGGATTATTTGAGCTTTGTCCGGACGATGTGGCCCGAGTTCATTGCGGGTCGGCACCACAAGATTATGGCGGAGAAGCTTGAAAGGGTGGCAAAGGGCGAGTTGAAGCGGTTGATCATCAACATGCCGCCGCGTCACACGAAGTCTGAGTTTGCAAGTTTCCTGTTTCCAGCTTGGATGATCGGTAAAAACCCTGCGATGAAGATTATTCAGGCTACGCACACCACGGAGCTTGCGGTCAACTTTGGACGGAAGATCAAGAATCTGCTGGAGAGGGATGATTATCTTGAAATTTTTCCCGATGCGGCGCTTTCTGCTGACTCAAAGGCGTCCGGCAGGTGGGACACGGCCCGTGGTGGTATGTATTACGGCGTGGGTGTGGGGTCAAACTTGGCGGGACGTGGTGGTGATTTGATCATTATTGACGATCCGCACTCTGAGCAGACGGCGATGTCGTTGAGTGGCTTTGATGACGCGTGGGATTGGTACACGGGTGGTCCTCGACAGCGTCTGCAACCGGGTGGAGCCATCATTGTGGTGATGACGCGGTGGTCGGAGAAGGATTTGACCGGTCAATTGATTCGGGCGCAGGGTCGGGATGAGTTAGCGGACACGTGGGAGGTCATTGAGTTCCCGATGGAGATGCCGTCGGGGCAACCTTTGTGGCCGGAGTTCTGGTCTTTTGAGGAAATGCAGGCCGTGAAGGGGTCAATTCCTCTGCCGAAGTGGAATGCACAGTATCAGCAGAACCCGACGGGTGATGAGAACGCGATTATCAAGCGAGAATGGTGGAATGTGTGGGATAAACAGCAGATTCCGCAGTTGCAGTACGTGATTCAAAGCTATGACACGGCGTTTTCCAAGAATACGCGGGCGGATTACAGTGCCATTACGACTTGGGGCGTCTTTTATCCCGAGGAGGGGCAGGTTTCGGCGTTGATTTTGCTGGATGCGAAGAAGGGGCGCTGGGATTTTCCTGAATTGAAGCAAGTTGCGATGGATTCTTATAAATTTTGGGAGCCTGAGACGGTTATTATTGAAGCGAAGGCGAGTGGTATGCCTTTGACCCACGAATTGCGGAATATGGGCATTCCTGTGGTAAACTTTACACCTAGTCGTGGCAACGATAAGGTGTCACGGGTGCATAGTGTGTCGCCACTTTTTGAGAGTGGGATGATTTGGGCACCGGATGAGTCTTGGGCGCATGATGTGATAGAAGAATGTGCGGCATTCCCTAATGGGGAGTATGATGACTTGGTGGATAGCACCACGCAGGCCTTGATGCGTTATCGGCAGGGCAATTTCGTTCAGTTGCCGTCGGATTATTGGGAAGATGAGTCTACCAATCTTCGGCCAATGCAATATTACGGGTAACTTTTATGGGAATGTATTCCGGTATCGGCAGTTTTGCCAAAACGACTACTCAAAATCCAAGGCGATTTAATTTGGGAGGCATAGCTATCCCTAACTTAACTTTGGAGCAATACACCGAGTTTTATAACAACAGCCTCCCGCTTCAAGAACAATATGGGTCTGCTCAAGAGGCGTACAACGCGTATCTTTCTTCAGGGTTTGGGAGGGGTAATCAAGGCTCCGGTAACGTTGTTATTGGCACTCCGGGTAATGCTCCTACTACCAGCACCAGCACCAGCACCAGCACTAAAAACCTACCGTCTTACATGAGCTTTGACGATAACGGAAACATTGTCATTCAACAAGGCACAACTAACCGACAGTTTGTTGAAGCTTTAAACAAGTTGGGTCTTCTAGGCGGGGATCATCCTGCCGGAACGGACTACGATTGGTTAATTCAATGGTTTGATGCGGGAAGTGAAGGTGCAGAAGATACTTGGCTCAATGTTTTCCTTAATGATCCAGACCGGCAATTAGATTTTGAAGCGGACTATGCCGATTCTGATTTAACCGCCGCAAACAAAGCAACCCTCCGCCGTCTTTATGACATCGTCAATAACGCTAGCGCGGCGGGCGGCTTTTTTACGCCAAGCCAAGGGTTCAAAAACACTTACTCAGATCCGACCACCCCCGGTCAAAGTTACGATGGTGGAACAACCGCATCTAGGCCTGTTTTTATTGGTCAGCCGCCTAGAGGGGGCACCCCGGAGCAACCTTATTACAGCGCGTCGGATATTTTAGTTTCTTCGTCCGAGCAACCTAATTTGTATGACCGGTTTGACCCGTATCCGGAGGGTGGTTTTTCGCAAGTTAACCCGTATCAGCGTCCGGTAACAACTCAATATTCTTATCGCCCACCCTTAATCAATGTGGGTACTGATTTAGTTTCTCAAACAGGGGCTAGTGATCCTGTAGATCCGGTAGTCAGCCCGCCCGGTACGGACACGGGCACAGGAACGGGTACGGACACGGACACAGGAACGGGCACGGACACAGGAACGGGTACGGGTACGGGTACGGGTACGGACACGGGAACTGGCACGGACACAGGAACAGGAACGGACACGGGAACAGGAACGGACACGGGAACGGGCACTACTCCAACTACCTCAGTTAGTGGTTTGCCCTCATACGACGACATTTCCGACGCGATTATGAACGTGGAGGGTTTGGACCCTACTTCTACAGGGACGTTGGGCCTTTCTGGCCAAGAAAAGATGTATCAAAGAAACCGAGCATCACAACACGCTAATGATCTTTTTCGTCAATATTTAGGCCGAGATGCGGAGCAGGAGGCACGAGAATACTACGGCGAGAAAATTTTTCAGGCGTTCAATTCTGGTTCGCCACAGAGATACCAAGCTATTATAGACGACATAAGAAACTCCGAAGAAGGTCAATTATTTATTCAGAGGGGCGGTACTTCTTTAAATCCGACCATGGATTATTACGCGTCGGTCACGCCTTATACTAGCACCGGAACGGGTACGGCTCCCGCTTCGGGTTACATTAATTTTGCAGACGCACGTGCTTATGGTGATGATTATTTGTATGGTCAGCGTGACGTTGGTTACCGAGGAGACGTACAAGCTCTTCTTGGCTCGCGACAGGATTTAACTGCCGAAGACTTCAATGCTTTGTTGGCACAGCAAGCGGGCGCATTTGGTGAAGGTTCTACGATGGCCTATGACCCTCGTTTTGGTATCTATAGCACGATTGGGGAAGACCAGTTGGCGCAGTACCAAGCGGGTGAAATGGGGGGAATATATGGTGATTTAAACCCCAACCTGATTAGTGACGAAGACCGCATCAGACAAAACATGCTGGGAAGTTATCGCGATACGATTCGTTACACGGACGATGCAGATCGTTTTTTCTACATAAACAAGGATCGTCAGCGTCTTCGTGTTGGAGATACGCAATATATTATGAACCCCGACGGCACTGTCACGTCGTACACGGTTCGTGATACACCCCGCGATAGTGGACCCAGCTTTTTAGGGACTAATCGGAGCAGTACGCCGTCCGCCGAGGCAGGCTTTGCCGGAGGCGGTATTGTTGATGTTTACAGTGGCGACATGGCCAGTTTGCAGACTACCGGGGAAGGCATTGAGTCTTTCTTGAACCCAGAGCGGTCGAAGGCGACCCTTCGCCGTAACCTCGCGAAACTTGCACCACGGCCCACGGCCCCTGTAATGCAACAGGGCATCATGCCCACGGCACGATAATGCCCGAAATAGAACAAGACCCCGAATTCTTAGCGGCTTTAGAACGCCAGCGACTTCGAGAGCAGGCGTTTGACAATGAGTTTGCTATTGAAGTCGCGGCTCAAAGCAACTATGCGGCGGACATAGACCCGTCTGTTTCTCGTTACTATGGGCTACCTGACGCCGCTCCCGGTTACGATGGTTTAAGGGGCTTTTATGTGCGACCAGAAGAAAAATACCCAGAAGGCACTTTTTTAGACGAATACAACAGACATATTTTTTATGAGACAAACCCCGGCGCTCTGGGTGTTTCGACCATAACTCCAGAATCTGGAACGGTAAACACAATAGAGGGACACGCCAACCCCCAGACCGTTGCCCATGAATATCGGCATAGACAATTTCCTGAATTAAACGAAAGACAAATTAGGGTCGCTGATCTTTTGACCGCTTTAGATGAGCGTCAATTATTTAAAAAGCTCCGTGACAATCGTACCGAGAAAAAGTCAGGGCTTGATAACTTTCGTTATGCCTTGCGATTTGAAAGAGATAATCCGGGATACGGAGTTGGTGCAAAAATATTCGGAGCAGAATGGGATCGTGGCGCACGGTCCACGCGACAGGGAATGCAGGAAGACAGAGATGACTACATCCGCGCCCGTATCGAAGAATCACCGGCGATTAAACTTTTAAATCAGTACGAAGAACTAGAAGAGTACAACGAAGATCTGCCGGAACAGAACCAAGAGCGTTTAGAGGAGCGACAAGAGCGCGAAGCAGAGGCCGCCGTTAAAAATTACGCCATGGGCGGCGGCGTGGGTTCCATGGCCCCCGTAGCACGGAACATGTTCCGAGGGTATGATATACGACGCGGCGTAGGCGCATACGCTCCATATGTTAGGAGGGCCTAATGGCCAACGGTGACGATAAATCACAACTATCCTCGTTGATGGACACTACGGCCATGAGGCCGGAAATCAATGAAGAAGAGATGGAATTAGACATTGAGGTGGCCGCACCGGGCACTTTTGTCGGCAAAGCCAATGAAATTTTGCCGGAAGGCATAGAAATTGAGCAGGAGCAAGACGGTGGCGTTACTATCGACTTTGATCCTATGGCCATGGTTGGCCTTGATGATGGCGATTTCTATCGCAACTTGGCAGAGGAGTTGGACGATAGAGAGCTTAGTCGCCTATCTTCAGAGCTTCTAAGCGAGTTTGACGCCAATAAAGCGTCTCGCTCTGAGTGGGAAGACGCGTATTCCAAGGGTTTGGAGCTTCTTGGCTACAACTACGAAGACCGCACAATGCCTTTTCGGGGAGCTACGGGCGTCACCCACCCCTTGTTGGCAGAGGCCGCTACGCAGTTTCAGGCACAGGCTTTCAATGAGCTTTTACCGCCCTCTGGTCCTGTTAGGACGCATGTGGTTGGTGAGAAGACCAAGAGTAACGAAGCGCAGGCGCATCGTGTAAAAGATTTTATGAACTACTACATCACCAATGTGATGGAAGAGTACACGCCGGAATTCGACCAGATGCTGTTTTATTTGCCGCTGGCTGGATCGACGTTTAAGAAGGTTTATTACGATGAGGCTATGAACCGTGCGGTCAGCAAGTTTGTGCCCGCAGAGGACATTGTGGTGCCTTACAGCGCGTCTGACGTGGATTCCTGCGAAAACGTAACACAAGTTTTGAAGATGTCATTTAATGATCTGCGTATTCGGCAGGTCATGGGGTTTTATAGAGACATTCCGGTAATCCCATCTCAGAGTGACAGCAACGAAGTCACTGATCAGATGGACAAATTGGAAGGCGTTGAGCCGAGTAACGTGGATTATGACTGCACGTTGCTTGAATGCCATGTCAATTTGGATCTGGAAGGTTTTGAAGACATGGGGGAAGATGGCGAGCCAACGGGCATTAAGATCCCGTATACCGTCACGATAAGCGAAGATAACGGCCAGATACTGTCCATTCGACGCAATTTTAGAGAAGATGATGATCTAAAGAAAAAGATTCAATACTTCGTACACTATAAGTTTCTGCCCGGTTTCGGGTTCTACGGCCTTGGTTTGATTCACACTATTGGTGGTCTGTCGCGCACGGCCACTGCGGCTTTACGTCAGCTTATTGACGCAGGTACGCTGTCAAATCTACCGGCAGGCTTCAAGGCCCGTGGCCTACGGGTCAGAGACGATGAGGAGCCGCTACAGCCCGGTGAGTTCAGGGACGTGGACGCACCCGGTGGGGCTATCCGTGATTCGTTGATGCCTTTGCCGTTTAAGGGTCCGGACAGTACGCTGTTCCAGCTTTTGGGTTTTGTGGTTGATGCGGGTCGTCGGTTCGCGACGATTACGGACATGAAGGTCGGTGACGGCAATCAGCAGGCGGCTGTTGGCACAACGGTAGCGTTATTGGAACAAGGCTCACGGGTCATGAGTGCGGTGCACAAGCGCCTGCACTATGGCATGAAGCAGGAGTTCAAGCTCCTTGCGCGGGTCATGTCGGAGTATTTGCCGCAGGAGTACCCGTATGCGGTGATGGGCGGTGATCGCACGATCATGCGCCAAGACTTTGATGACAGGGTTGATGTGGTTCCGGTATCAAACCCCAACTCCTTTTCGCAAGCACAGCGTATTTCTTTGGCGCAATCCCAGCTACAAATGGCCATGCAGGCCCCGCAAATCCATGATTTGCATGAAGCGTATCGGCGTATGTATGAGGCCTTGGGCGTTGATGACGTAGACAGGATATTGATTGCGCCTTCTTCTGAGGACCCGATACCGAAAGATCCGGCGCAAGAAAATATGGATGTTATTGACGGTGTGCAATTGAAAGCGTTTGAGGGGCAAGACCATGATGCTCATATCATGGCACATTTAATTTTTGGAACGTCGCCTATGTTACAAGCCTTGCCGCAGGCGGCTATTGCGCTTCAGAAGCACATTATTGAGCACGTAAAGATCAAGTGTCAGGAGATGGCGACCGCGCAATTATTGCAACAGACGGGTGGTCAGGCATTGACTCCGGATCTTGAGCTTCAGTTGGAGTCCATGGTGGCGCAATTGAACGCGCAAGAATTTGCTAAGTTGAAACAGCTTACTGCTCAAATAACTGGCCAAGGACCTGATCCGCTTGTACAACTCAAGCAACAAGAGCTTCAGTTGGATGCTCAGAAGCAACAGGCGGATATGCAGATCGATCAGGCTGAGTTGCAGATGGATCAACAGCGCATGGCTAATAAGCAGACTGAGTTCCAGCAACGGTTGGCTAGCCAAGAGCGTCAAACACAAGCTAGAATTGATGCCGCACGTGAAAGAGAAATTATGAAAATGAGGAACAACTGACATGAAAGTCAAAGTTGACGGTGCACCACCCAACAATCCGCCTAATCCCGTTGCTAAAGCCGAGATTCAAGGTCAGGGCTCAATTCCTTATGCCGTAGCAAAGGAAGAAAAGACGCCCGATACTATGACGGGTAAGTCTACAACCGGCAAGAAACGTGGCATGGGTGCCGCGCTTCGCGGCTCACGCTTTACTAGCTGTTGAGGTAAGTCATGACTGTTTCTAGAGAACGGTTAGACGCTTTATATAACGAGCTTTTTGATCGTGAAACCGGCGCGGACGACGCGGGTGCCGAGTACTGGATGAGTACGGGTTATACGGGAGAAGAGCTTCGGGACCAATTGATTGCATCAGCGCAGGGCGCGGATGCGGTTAGGTTTGAAGCCGGGCAACAAGCGTTGGCACAAGGGTCTTACGCACAACGAGCTTCTGATGTAGATCAGATGTATAGAGAGCTTTTTGGGCGTCCAGCCGAACAAGCGGGATTAGAATACTGGTTGAGCACCGGATTGTCAGGAGAGGCACTTCGGGATAATCTTGTGGCCGCCGCCTCATCGCAAGCGGAAGACTCAACTGACCGGCAAAGTTTTATGGCCCGACAAGCCGCTTTAGCTGGCGGACAGACACCGGAAGGTTATCAAACGTATACGCCTACGACTGAAGGACCGCCGGATTATTTTACAAATCTTGCTGATCAGTTTACTACCATGCAAGAGGAAATAGCGGCGCTTAGGGAGCTTTTGGCGGCACAATCATCTTCGGGAGGGGGCTCGTCTACCGTAACGGTAAGTCAACCGGGGGGACAGTCGGTAGGTCAATCGGGGGGAGGAACCACCACAATTCCTTCGGGTAGTTCTTATACAGCGCCTTCTGTTGTTTCGCCAATGACCAACCCCTATCTCGCACAATTACCTACTAACCCTCCTGTGGGATATATCCCTCCTACCCCAGAAATGCTAGACGCGTATCGTTATCAGCAGTTTTACAATCAAGGCATGGCTACCCCTGTTGATCAAGGAATTGGATCTTTGAGCTATTTCGGTATTCCGCCGTCACAAATTCAAGCCTCACTGAGTGGATTCTAATGTTACAAGCACTGATTGGCCCGGTTACGGGGCTTCTGGATAAGTTCATACCGGATGCGGATGAAAAAGCGAAGCTTGCACATGAAATTGCAACAATGTCTGAGCGCCATGCTCAGGAGATCGCGCTCCAGCAGATCGAAGTACTAAAGCTCGATGCGAAGGGGAACTGGTTTCAATCAAGTTGGCGCCCCCTTGCCGGTTACACATGCGTACTGGGGCTGATGGTCAACTTTTTGATTTCTCCCCTCGCCGCAGGATTTGGAGTTGAGGTGCCGCAAGCGGACGCTGGCGTGATGATGCCGCTTCTTTTGGGAATGCTTGGGCTTGGAGGTGCTAGATCCGTCGAAAGGATCAAAGGCGTAGGAAAGTGAAACCAGAAATACTTGATCAGTGGAGAATATTGCCTCGGCTGGTCATGTTTGTAATGATTTTCATGACGTACCGCGTGGTTGAGTGGTTTATGGATCTTCCTGACCCAAATCCAGAGCAAGCCGCATTGGTTTCTGTCATGACAGGGGCGCTCACGGGCGCTTTTGGTTTGTTTTTGGGGTCCGGCAAGAAAGAATGACCTACAAATACTTCAAAGAAGAAGAATTTGCTTGTCAGGAAACCGGGGAAAACGAGATTGTTCCGGAGTTTATTGATCGTTTGGACGAACTTCGTGAAGCGTGTGCCTTTCCTTTTCACATTACTTCCGGGTATCGATCCCCAAATCACACCTTAGAAAAAGCTAAAGTAAAACCCGGAACACATGCTCAAGGTATTGCCGCAGACATACACGTTGAAAACGGCATTGAGCGACGGAAAGTTGTAGAAGAGGCCTTGAATTTAGGCTTTGGTGGAGTGGGTGTTGCAAAGACATTTGTTCATGTGGATATCCGCACTACGGGTCCCGTCATGTGGACATATTAGTTGCTCGTTTTAGATTGTCGTGATATATAGATAAGACTTTCTGAGATGGAGCGCATGTGGATTCATTATACTTGGTACAGTTTGTTCAAAAGTCTATTAAGGACAGGCGCGTACAAGTCTTAGAATTGTTGGAAAACAATGGCGTTAAGTCGATGGAGCAGTACCAAAACCTTATGGGTGAGCTATCGGCTTTGAATTATGTAGCACAGGAACTCTCGGGCCTGCTAGAAAAACAGGAGCAACTAAATGACTGATCTAGCTGAAGAAATTGACCTAGAAGCCGCCGCAGAAGGCGTCAAATCCCTTTACAAAGCTCCACAACCCAAGGTACTTGACCCCAAGGCCATGGATAAAAGTCTTCTGGAGCGTATGCCACAGCCTACTGGCTGGCGAATGTTAATCCTCCCATACCGGGGCAAAGAAACTACCGAAGGCGGTATTGTCCTACCTAACCAAGTCTTAAATGACACTCAGCTTCAAACGGTGGTGGGGTATGTCGTCAAGCAAGGCCCGCTTTGCTACAAAGACGCGGATAAGTTTCCTGATGGCCCGTGGTGCACTGAGAAGCAGTGGGTAATTTTCGCTCGCTACGCAGGTTCTCGGTTCCGTATTGACGGTGGGGAATGCAGGATTTTGAACGATGACGAAATCCTAGCAACTATTGACGATCCAGAAGACATTCTTAGCCTGTAAAGGAGGAAACCATGGCAGAGCCTGCTGAAAAAGGTCAATTTGAGTTAGACGTGGGGGATGCAGAAGCTACCGAAGTAGAGCTTAAGCAACCGGAAGAAGAGAATGTTCCACGTGGAACATCTGCGCCTGAATTGGAAGTAGAGGTTGTTGAAGAAGCCTCTAAAGAAGCTTCTAAAGAAGACGAAGAAATAGAACAGTACAGTGAATCTGTTCAAAAGCGCATCAATCGTCTTACAAAGAAAATGCGTGATGCCGAACGCCGCGAAGAAGAAGCCATCAAATACGCACAAAACGTGCAATCTGAGGCTGAAAAAATTCGCCAGCGTATGGAAACGTTAGACCAAGGTTTTATGAATGAGTACGGTCAGCGTATTTCCATACAACAACAGCAGGCAGAAGCTAATCTGCGGCGAGCCGTAGAGCTTGGAGACGCAGAGGGTCAAATTGCGGCCCAAAAAGAGCTAACCAATCTTACTATTGCCGCAGACGGGTATGCACGGGCGCAACGTCAAGCGGAATCTCGCACTAAGCAGGCTACACAACAGGTCCCACAACAGGTCCCACAGCAAGCGCAAGAGCCGCAGAGGCAAAGGCCTGATCCTAAAGCGGAAGTGTGGGCTGAAAAGAACTCGTGGTTTGGGAATGATGAGGCAATGACGTTTGCCGCCTTCGGAATTCACAAGAAATTAATTGAGGATGAAGGGTTTGACCCGCAGTCCGATGACTACTACAATGAATTGGACTCCAGAATTAAGCGGGAATTTCCGCATAAATTTGGAGAGGAGCAATCCACAGGCCGCAAACCCGCTCAGACTGTTGCCGGTGTCTCTCGCTCCACCAAAACTGGGCGCAATGGTAAAAGGGTCAAACTCTCTCAGACCCAAGTAGCAATCGCTAAAAAATTGGGAGTGCCGCTTGAAGAATACGCGAAATACGTAAAGGAGTAAGAAGATGTCCAAAGAGAAGAAAAGCTTTGAGGGCATTAACCGCTCCTCACGTGAAACAGCGTCAAGGGAGAAGCAGGGACGGCGTAAGCCTTGGGCTCCCCCGTCTATGCTAGATGCACCACCTGCGCCAGAGGGCTACAAACATCGTTGGATACGCGCTGAAGTAAGGGGTTTTGACGACACCAAGAATATTTCAGCAAGATTGCGAGAAGGCTATGAGCTTGTTCGCCAAGATGAGTATCCAGATTTTGAATCCCCGGTAATTGAATCAGGTAAATATGAAGGTGTGTTTGGTGTTGGCGGATTGATGCTCGCTCGTATACCGGTAGAAACAGTGGAAGAACGCGCTGAGTACTTTGCTCAACGTAACGCGGACCAAATTGAAGCTGTTGAAAGCGATATGTTGCGAGAAAACGCTCATCCAACGATGACAATCGGAAAACCCGAGCGTCAGAGTCGTGTAACTTTTGGCGGCCCCAAGAAATAGGGCCGCACAGAATGGAGAACTAAACCATGGCAAATCAAGAAACTGCCTTTGGTCTTCGTCCTGTAGGTCTTGTAGGAAGCGGTGCTAACAGCACAGGTGTTACTCAGTACGAAATTGCTAGTAACAACGCAAATGCTATCTTTAATGGAAGTATTTGTGTTCCCACTGCCGCAGGCGTCATAGACCAAGCTGGAGCTACCGATGGCGGCACTACGCAAGCCCTCGGTGTTCTAGTAGGGGTTGAATATCAAGATGCCACACAAAAGAAACCTGTGTTTCTTAATTATTGGCCCGGATCAGGAAGCGTATCGGTAGATACCAACTTCCCGGTAAAGGCTCTTGTGGCGGATAACCCCGATCAACTGTTCGTCGTCGCGGCGGATGCTACTCTCACTGACCGAGCTACTGCATTAACGGCTGTTTTTGCTAACGCAAGCTTGGGAACTTCTGCTCGTACCGGTTCTACCGATACAGGTAAGTCAAATTCCCAATTGGGCGTAAGTACAATTAACACCACTGCAACGCTACCATTGCGTATCGTAGGTCTGGTTGACGATGATGCTAACAATGATTATTCGTCTGCGGGAGCGCACCTCCTTGTTCGATTGAACGCTCATTTCAACGCTGGCACACGTGGTTTTGCTTCGCAAACCACTGCCGACTCAACCGGCATTTAAGGGGGATTAGGTAATGGCTATTTCTCGCGCACAGTTGGCGAAGGAACTTGAGCCGGGGCTTAACGCTCTCTTTGGACTTGAGTATGATCGCTATGAGCAGGAACACGCTGAAATCTTTGAAGAAGAGACTTCAGATCGTGCTTTTGAAGAAGAAGTAATGCTGTCTGGCTTCGGCACTGCGCCGGTTAAGTCAGAAGGTGGTGCTATCTCGTTTGATGACGCGCAGGAAACATTTACTGCACGTTATACTCACGAAACGATTGCACTGGCGTTTTCAATCACCGAAGAGGCGATTGAAGACAACCTGTATGACCGCCTTGCTTCTCGTTACACCCGTGCTTTGGCACGATCAATGTCCCAGACCAAGCAAATTAAAGGCGCTTCAATTCTGAACAACGCCTTTAGCACCGGTTCTCCTGTTGGAGACGGTGCGGCTCTTTGCTCTGCGGCTCACCCGTCCCTTTCTGGGAACCAACGGAACCTGCTGTCAACCGCCGCTGACCTCAACGAGACTTCTCTTGAGCAGATGCTGATTGACATTGCTGGCTTCACGGATGAGCGTGGTCTGAAGATCGCGGTACGTGGTATGAAGCTGATTATCCCGAAGGAACTGCAATTTATTGCAGAGAGAGTATTGAACTCCAATCTTCGACCGGGTACGGCGGACAACGACCTCAACGCAAACAAGTCTATGGGTATGATCCCAGACGGTGCGGTGGTTAACCATTTCTTGACCGACACAGATGCGTTCTTCATTAAGACTGACGCACCTAACGGCTTCAAGATGTTTAACAGAAGCCCCATCAAGACTGCAATGGAAGGTGACTTCGACACTGGCAACATGCGCTTCAAGGCGCGTGAGCGTTACAGTTTCGGTGTTTCCGACTGGCGTTGTGTCTTTGGCACACCGGGTGCTTAAAAACAAAGCCGCCTTCGGGCGGCTTTTTTGTTCCACGTAGAACATTTATGTTAGTATAAATTTTTCCTGACAGTCTCATACTGAGGCTGACACTGGCCACGACAGGAGAACCTCATGGCTAATACTACGTTTAACGGTCCCGTCCGTTCTGAAAACGGTTTTCAAGATATAACCAAAAACTCCACTACCGGTGCTGTAACTAGCACAATGACGCTTTCTACTTATGAAACGACCATTACGGTAGCGGATGGTGCCACCACGGGAAAAGAGTCTGCGATTGGTATCCCAGATAACTTCATCCCTATGGGCGTCACAATCGCTGTTACTACAGCCGCCGCGAACGCCGTAAATCTTCAAGATATTGGCACAGACGCTGATACTGACGGTTTTGTTGATGGTATCTCAGCCGCTGTGAATTCGACCGGATTTAAAGGGTTTTTCCCCTGTAATGGTGTCCTTGGAATGTCGGGTGGTACAACCACTGCGGCTACGGGCACAGCAGATGAGGTTGAGCTTGTTGTTTCGGGTGATCCCGGTGGCGACACGGTCATTGTCTTGAAGTTTTTTGGAATATCCAGCACTTCTGACGCATCCTAACGGGAGATACCCATGGCTAATTCAGACGTAAGATCAAAGCGTCTGACCGGGACGGGCTCTGCTGGTGTAGGGCCTGCTCGTATTCGTCAGATTCAAGTTTTTTCTGCTTCAGGAACGCCTCGTCTTACTGTGACAGACGGGAGTGGCGGAAGCACTGTATTGGACTTGGATTTTTCTGCGAGCGAGACACACTCGGTCAATATTCCGGATGAAGGCATCAAAGTCTCTGACATTTTTGTCAGTGTTTTAACTAACATTACGGCAATCACGGTATTTTTTAGCTGATGGCTACTACCAAAGACGTAAAAAGACTTCCTTCGGGTCGTTTGAGTTATCGTGGAGAAACGTTTTCTGGCTACAACAAGCCGAAAAAAACTCCCGGTAAGTCAAAAAAAAGCGCGGTTTTGGCTAAAAAAGGCAAAGAAGTAAAGCTTGTTCGTTTTGGTGACCCCAACATGTCTATTAAAAAGTCACAGCCGGGTCGTAGAAGTAATTTTAGGGCACGTCATAATTGCGATACGGCAAAAGATAAGTTTTCGGCACGATATTGGTCTTGTAAGGCGTGGTAGCTATGCGGGTAGAAGACGTTTTATCTAAGCTGGAAAAGCATGAGGCAGAGTGTGCACTTCGCTATGAGCGCATTGGAGAGCGGTTAGACGACCAAAAAAACTCCTTAAAAGCTTTAGACATAAAAATTTGGGGTTTAGCTGTTTTAATTATAAGTGTCCCTG